TCACCCCCGAAAGCAGACATGTGCGGTGCAGTTAGGGATGTCCGCTTTGGGCCAAAAGCGGACATTCTGCCCCGTTATTCGATAACCTCGTCGGCAAGCGCCAGAAGCTTGGCGGGTCCATGTGGCAATGGGCGGCAGCGATGTTGCGGCTGCCACCGCGGGTATCGATAATATGACGGACGTCACTCCAGCAGCGTCGCCCCCATTGCGCCATTAACTTCCGCGAGATGAGGGGGGTATGAAAACCTTTGAGCATCAACGCGAAGGAAAAGCGTCGGTCCCGAACAGAATGCTAAACATGCACTTTTCCTTACAACATGTTAGCCTTGGCGCATGAAGCAAAGGGGCAGAAAATCTAAGGCGCAGCTGGCCGTTGTCGGTTTCGACGAGGACACGTGGCAGTCATACAAAGTTGATGACAGGTTTGAACCGCCGACACCACCGAGTCACCTTGGAGAGCTGGAGCGGAAAATCTGGCGCGATGTGTTTGCTGATTTTGATTTGCCGACCAAGACGGCGGTCTATGTTTTGGCCACAGCGCTTGAAGCCCACATGCGGGCACGAGAAGCCCGCGAGGCAATTAACAAGGACGGCATGACCGTCACTGGCCGTGATGGCCAATTGAGATCGCATCCATTGCTTGCGGTTGAGCGTGACGCCCGGCAGGCATGGCTCGCAGGGATCAAGACCTTGGGGCTTGAGCTATGACACTGCGGCGGCGGAAAGCACCAAAGGACGACTATCCCCGACCATGGGAGGATCGCCCGATTTCGCGGGAACGGTGGCTTAGGCACCGTGGAATGCTGATGGCCCATGAAGCATCTCCCGGTCACCGTCCGGAAGAATGGTGGATATACGAAAAGAACCCCGATCCACCCGAGTGCAGTGAGCAGGCCGGAATGCTGATGCGGATGGGCGAATTGGCCGAACAGGAATTGGATATTCTCATGCGGAAATGGCGCGAAGTATACAACAAGGCCAATGAGCCGTATTTTTCTTATTGTATCGGCTCGAAGCCAGGGACGACGTATGCGCACTGGCTTAAAGGTGAAGCCGCGCGGCTGGCCTACTATGAATGGGCCGGAATCCCTGACGAGGTGCTGAAACAATTTGAGGCCGCAGGGTCGAAATGACCACCGAGAGCCTCGACCCGAATTCGTGGTCACACTCAGGGCCGGCCGGGTATTGACGCCATCCGCAGCCTATGAGCTGCGCTGAAAGTGCTTGGTCGGCATTTTCACTCCAGGCGATACAGAGTCTCCATGTCTCAAGGTGGGGTTCGGTGGGGTTGTGAGCAGATTCCGCCCCACCTATGGAAACTGTCACTGACACTTCTCGCGCGTAGGGCTAAACGATCTCCAATCCCCACCGGACCCCACCTAGCTTCAGCCCTTTGTGAGTTGCCAAAACGGATAACCCCCACTGGTCCCGTGTTGTATCAGCTTGAAACCATGAATGATTTTGCCTTCGATGCGCTTGAGCCACCGCCCTAATTTCTCGTTGCTGACCGCTCCGCCGGTTCGTGATGCTGCGACAGCAAATAGCGCGTTGTAGAAGCTCGGGACGTTGACGGCGCGCTCGATTACGTTCTGCACCGTATAGGTTTGGTCCAGGACTAAATTTGCCTTCCACTGCATGACGACGGTCATCAGCCAATCGCGTTGCGGGTCGTTTTCGCGCACCTTGGCAACCGTGTCGCACGGGTCGGCCTCGCCCAACCAGATCAGCGGCTCCCGCACGCGTCGCGACCAATCCACAAAGCCGCCATAGGGCACCGCCTGGACGTTTTCGCCGCCTTGCTGTGCAACATGCCAGGCTCGCTGGATGGTGAGCGCTGCAACGACGAGCTCGCCGCGTCTAACGTGCGCTTCGTCGATGATATCGACATTGAAATTGCGTAATTCAGGCCGCTCAACTCCGGCATCCAGGGATCCAAGCAGGCAGCGCCGGGTTAGATCGCCGGCAATGACCAGATTGTTGCCGGTGGCGAAAATAGTGGCATTCATCGCCGTCCCAACATTGCGGCTGTAGCCAAGCAGGCGGATGTTCAGTTCGCCCTGCGTCAGCGCCTGACACAGCAATGCGCCTGATAGCGGCGCCTCGCAATTGTCGATCGCAATGCAGATGTCGCTAGCGAGCAGGCTGGCACCCAGGCGCTTTTCGAATTCGTCTTCGTTCTTGCCCTGCGACAACACCGGCATCAGTCGCCCGGTTGCCAGCACGCTCATCAGATCAACCAGCAGCGACTTGCCGGTTCCGGCAGTTGGTGAGGTAAAGGCGATCAGCGGCGCCGTCGACATCGACCTGCGATCGAGCACGGTGAGTATGCTAGCAAGCGCCACTGCCCGGTCCGCTTTGGCAACGAATGGAAAGGTCGCGATCAAATTATGCAATTGCTCGAGCGCGATTTCGGCAGCGGCTCTGCTGGGATACTGCGGAACCGGGGGAAAGACTTGGCTCTCAGGCTTCAACAGCAGATGGCTCTCCGGATCATAGCCAGCAGTCTCACAAATCGATCCGTCAACCCGCAAGAACGGCGTATTGATGACGCCAACCAGCAGCGGCAATTTCCAGCGCCCCTGACGGTTCAAATAGGTTTCTGCGACCTTTTCCGGCGCGTCTGTTGGTACAAACTTTTGGGCTCGCTTATCGTGGCGCAGAAACTGTGCGGCACAGCACAAAGTCTCAACCAGATAAGGACGCGTTACCGGGACAAGTTGCCAGCTTTCGGTGTCGCGATCGGCGCTGGCCTTCAGGGATTGATTGAGCACCGGTCGCACCAGCATGCCACCACGCTGATAGAGATCGCGACCGAGCAAGAGCAACGCATCTTCAGCTTCATTGACGATGCGCGGCAGCTCGCCAGGAATGATCTTGATTTGCGGCCACGGCGTATTCATCGCCGCTGCGGGACCGGCACCCTGTGCACTGGCGCGGCGGCGGCGCTGCCATTTCCCAAACGAACGAGTGACTTCGGCTAGCAGGCGGGCGGCATATTTGGCGCCGATGCCATTGGGATATTTGCTGAGCTCGTCAACAATCTGCTCGATGGTCCAGCCCATACTGGCTAAATACCAGACCATCTCCTGAAATTTTTCTGACCGCTCACCCTCCGGCGCGCCGTTCTCGATGATGTCGCGGAAATAGTTCGCCTGCGGTCCGGCATTGTTGAAATCGAAATCGAAGGGCTGAGTCGCTGTCGGCTGTCCGTCAAACCGCGCGACCAGCGTGTCAAGATAATCGTCGATCGAACTGAGCTCGTCGCAGACTCCTTCCTGCAATCCGCTAATGGTGATGTAGCGTGCCGTGTTGCGATAGAGCTCAATGCCCGCGCCGCTTTTGCGGTGAAACGTAAATTTGCGATGCAGCTCGCTGCCGTGCGACAGCCCAATAAATCGCAAGCCTGAGCCTGACACAGTCACTTCGCGATAGAGCCCGAGCTGATCGGCTTCGACACAGAGGCGCTTAGCCCAGCGGACAATTTCGCCGGTCTGTGCATCGCGCACATGATCGAGAACCGCTGCGGCGATCTCGGAATCCTTCAACATGAAGCCGATGCCATCAGCGAGCCCAGCTGCAACCGCGGCCACCGCCTCGGCATAGGTTCCCCAGGTGCCTGGATCATTGGATTTCGCCGGCGTCTTCGGATTGCTGCACTGGTACGGCGGCTTGGTCCACGCCATGGCCCCGTGCTTGCGCTTGCGCAGTTCCCAGCGCCAAACGACCCAGCGCTTTTGCCGGGTGATGTGCTGCAACGCTTTTGGCAGCTGTGTGATGTCGGCGACGTAAGTGTGAGGTTTAGTTGCTGTTGGGCTCATAGACTCCACCCAGTCGAATGAAGATTCCAAGTAGATGTTTGGCTTGTTTTTCGCTCGGCTGTCGCCACAGCGTTTTGCCGGCCATGTCGGTGACGAACTCGCGTTCCCAGTCACTGCGCAGCTGCGCCACATGCTTGCGGCAAAACAGTGCGATCTCGTTCCAGCGTGGCTGCAGGTCGGCGTCATAGAATTCCGGCGGCAGCTCGCGGCGCTGCGCCTCTTCCGCGCGACCCTTTGCCATGCCGCGGGCAAAAATCGCTTCGGCGTCGCTGTCGGAATATTTTTGCTCCTCGATCTCGCCGTTGTGGTTTTCGATCACGACGGCAATGTCGTTGAAGCTCAGCCCTTCGGCTTCGAGCTGTGTTTTCATCCGCCGCGCAGCGGCGAGCACTTCGCCGTCGAAATCCGAAGCGAGCAACCGGAATAGTTTGGCGATGCGCTTGGCGACAGGCTCATTCAATGTGCTCATGATGCCTCCCGCGCGAATTTCCCCAGCTCATCGCCAACACCCAAGCAGGCATATCGGCGAGCGCCCCTCGCCCTTACGCGACCAAGTCGTAAATGCACGCGGCGGATCCGCCACGATGGTGCCGGCGACTATGTCGGGTAGATCAATCATGCCCAGCACCTTTCCCGCCATGTGCAAATTTTGCAGCGCCAATCCTTCGGATCCTCTGTGACGCGCGGCAACAATTCGCCAGCGCGGGTCGCTTCGATCACGGCGACGGCGCGGTCGCTGGTTGCTTGTGCCAGCTGCGCATCGAACGGCACCAGGAAATGCAAACGCTCACAGGTGTCGGCGCTGACCACGCTGAACAGCGCCGGATTGGTCACGTCGAGGTAGGCTTGATAGATGGCGACCTGTGCCGCATAGACCGCATAGAGCCCCTTCAGGCCGTCACGCTCGATCATCTTCCACCCTTTATCTTTTACGCACTTGTGTTCCCACAGGCAGGGAAACAGCAGCCCGGGCAGTGTTGGGCCCTCGAGCAGAATTCCGTCGGCATGGCCGCGAAACAGCCCATCGGCGGCCTTGAACTTCAGTCGCTCCGGTGGCGCGAACTTGAATCCGGCGGCAATTAGATGCTGTCGTGTGAGCTCTTCAAAAAAATGTCCGCGCTGAAAAATGTCCTTCACCCGCGCCGGAAATTGCGGATCGCACATCCAATCGTATTGAACCTTGCGCAGGCATTCGGCGCCAATCGAACTAGCGCCCAGATACAAGCGATATTTCGCGCCCCGCGGTTCGGCGCCTTCGATCAGCTCATTGACGAGTTTGCTGATCGGCTTTTCCGATAGGTTCGCGCGGTTGAAATCAAGATTCATTTTTCGACCTCTTCTTCACGCAACATGGCGCAGCGCATGCCGTGTTGACGCAGCAGTCCTTTCAGCACCCAACGCAGCGCGCGGATCGGATCCACGCCGGAAAACGGCTGCAGCGTGAGCACGAACCTCATTTGTCGGCTCAGAAAGGGATCGGGTCTCCCTCCCGATCCCAGTCCGGATTTGATTTGCGCAAGATCTCGCTCAGCCCTTGGTCGCGTGCGACTTCGGCCTTGCTGATCAGCTGCTGTGCCAGCAACAGGAAGCTGACCATGTCGTCCTTCGACCACGCATTGAGCGGGAGCGTCCAATCAATCCCGGCTCTATCAGCGAGCCCCGGCAGGATCGCGCGCACCGCCGCCCCGTCACAGGGATCGGGCGTGAGCCCGGTTGTGCGCACCGCCTGTTCCTGCTCGAGTCCTTCGGCGATTGCCTGTTCGCAACGGGTTTGGATCCAAGCGAAGATGGCCGCGGTAATGATCCAACCCCACTCTGTGTCATTCAGGCGCCCGACATGCGCTACTTTTAGGCTGGGATCGCCGAGCACGATCTTGCGCGCTGCAGCGATGGCAACCGCGGTTGCCCGTGCCTGCCATTCGTCCTCAACCTTTGCGATGTCATTCATCGCGATCTCTCCGTTCTTCTTTGTGCGCGACCGCCAGCAACTCGGCGGCGTTGATGATGCGCAGATTGCAGCGGCCGCCGACCTCGGCCGCTGTTTTTTGAATCAGCTCGAATGCCTCGCGCAGGCTGAGGTTGGTTGAATTGCGTAGTAGCCAAACCGCGGTTTGGGCGTCGCCCATCGCCTCTTTCCAGGCCTGCCGCGCGAGCTCGGTGCACTCATTGGTCATTGCTGTCCCCATTGCGGACGCGTGATTGCATTCGCCGGAGGCGCCGCAGGCGCCGCTGCCGATGCAGCCGGCTTGGCAATCTGTTCCGGTTTGGTCCAGGCTTTGCGTTCCGGCGTGATAATTTCGAGAATTGTGTTCTTCGCCGCGTAGCCGTCCTTTGGCGGGCGCACTCCCAGGCGGGCGATAAAGCGGATCTGATCGAACTCGCCCCAGCTCGCAACCTTGCGGGCTACGGCGGCGGCTTCGCTCTTGTCATCGGGTTTGATCCCGCGCGCGCTTTCCAGGATGGCGCGCAGAGTATTGCGGGAAATTTCCCCGGCTTCAGCGTGCCCGGGCGTCGTACCGTGCAGCGTAAACAGCTGCCAAAGTTTGCGTTTCGCAAACGGGCCATCCGTCACGACGAATTCGCAATCGAGCCCTTCGGAACCGCCATCCGCCGAGCGTTTCAGCCAGCCGCCGTCACCGGCGCCGCCGGGACGAATAGTCATTTGCAGGCTGACGGTGGTGTTAGCAGGAATGACGTCAAAATTTTTCTGCGGTCCAGCGTCGTTAAAATCGAATTCGGTCTTCGTTTTCGCTTCAGTCATGGTATTTTTTCTCCGTTAGTTTGCGTAGTAGATTTCCCAGGTCAGGCTCTTCAATCTGTTCAAGACGGCCGCTGCGATCTTTCGCGGGATAGCCCCAGGGATTCGGGTTGCTGCAGACAAAGCCGCGGATTGGCGGCTTGCCGTCGCCAAAATCCAGGAACTGGAACGTCAGAATCTGGTCGACGATTCCCGGAATCTCGCGAGACGTTTTCGACCCTTCGGCCTGCAGCTGCCATTCGGCGTGCTTAAGCTCATCGACGACGCGTTCGAGAATGCCGACGAAGATGACGTTCTTCGCCCGCGCGTGTTGCAGCTGATTCAGCCACAGCACCATCTCGCGGCCGTGAAGCCCGTAAGCGCCGCGGGTATCCTTGCGGCCGGTGCGTTCGGAGAAAGCCTCGGGTTGTTGTTCCGACCAGCGGAACGAAAGCCTGGAAATCGCCGTCAAGCTGTCGACAAAAATATTTTCGTAGCGCTCGAGATCCTCGAGGAAGCCGCCGACGGCATCGAAGTGCGCGGGCGAATAAGCGGCAGTTGGCGGGAAGCTTTTGTTGGCGCCGCCAATGCGGCAGGCGACATCGCGCGCCGTTGGCCAGTCGTCAATGCGAATGGTGGCGACCGGCAGATCGAGCACAGCCAAATCCCCAGCCTCGACATCGATGAACAGCGTCTTGGCGGGATCCAGGGTGCGCAGCAGTGATGTCTTGCCGACACCTGTTGGCCCAACAATGAGGACCTTGGCGCCCCGGCGCTCGCGCAGTCTTTCGTCAGCCAAGATGATTTGCATATGAGCTCCCTCTCACTTCTTGATCTGGGTGAGAAGCAGTCGTGCCGCTTCGCTCTTCTGCGCTGACAGCGCCTTCACGCCGCCGGCGGCAAACGCGGCAACCGCCTTCAACAGGTCCGCCAGGCGCTGTACCGAACCGCTATCGAAGCGAGAATGAGCTCCACCGCTGAGCTGGGCGACCTCGGCATAGATTCCACCGACATGCTCATCGTCGCCTTCCGGGAACATAAAGACGGGTACATCACAGAGCTCGCGCGCCGCGTTATAAAGGTCAGCTGGACGTTCCTCGCAGGCGTCGGAAATCAGAACAAGCGCATTGACTTTCTGCTTGGTGCTCTCTCTCCGTGCGTGGTTGAGCACTCTTCGGATCTGGGTATGGCCGGCCATGCAGCTCACGCGCTGCATCGCTGCGGCGAGCGCTCGAGCGTCAGACTGCCAGCGCGACGCGGTGCATTCATCGTGGCCGCGATAGAAGACGAGTTGAATGTCGAGCCCGCCGATCGCGGCAACGGTTGCAAACATCTGCGTCGTCAGCTGTGCCGCTGTGTCCCATGTCGGCTGCCTGCTCGCCGTCGCATCGAGGGCGAAGATCAGGCGCCCACGCACCGGATCGATACGGCTGAAGAACTGCTCGAGATGAGCCCGCTTCGGCGTAATCGCCGGCACGACTGATGGCGTGGTGTTCATGTTTTAGGTTCCCTGCGTTCGAAGTAGCGGCAGGCATCGGTGCCCGGTGCGAGCGCCGGACCGTGCCTGCCAGTCAGCTTGAAATACTTTTCGCAGCCCTGGCTTTTGGTTGTCCGCACCAGATCGCCGGACGCGTTGCAAATTTGGCGCCAATATCCGAGAAACGGGCACTCGCCACAGGTAGCGCCGAAGGGACCCGTTCCGCCAAAATGCGCCTGCCCGGGACGGGTCTTGGCGATTTGCGAATCAAATATCGGATCGAGCGAGACGAGAGGAATGTTGCCGGTTTTCATTTCGGACCCCTGCGCAGTAACCGGCGCCAGACCGAGCGGTTTTTCTGAATCGCCCATCGATTGCCTGGCGTGCATGACACGATCAGGCAGCAGTTGCTGCCGAGGGCGTTGATGAAGTGCACCCGGAAGTGCCGTCCTTGTTCCACCACTGCGGTGAGTCCGTGCTGGCGCAGGGTCTCGATGGTGTCCTCGAGTAGCTTGAATTTGCTCATCGGGGATCTCCGGCCAGCAGATCGAGCGCCGCACCGATCGGACTCAGTGCCTTACCGGCGCCGTCGCGGCACAACGCTTTGGCGATGTCAGGAGCATCCGCGCCATGCTGGAGCGCGAACGACAGAATGATCGCGATTGGCTATCCCCCCGTGAAAATGCACGGCCCGGCGTACCGGAGCCGTGCAGGTTCATGAGGTGTTTAGATTCCGGCGCGAGCCGCGGCAGCGAGCCAACGATCGGGGCCGACGCTTGTTGCAAGAGCGACAAGATCCAGATCTCCGATCGGAGCGGACATTGGCAAAGCCGGCTGCTTGGCAGTGATCGGCGGCACCAGCGCCCTAAAGCCCTGCTCGATCAACGAGCGCTCGTCGAAACGCGCCAGGGCGTGGTGCACATAGGTCGCACTGACGTGCCAGACCATCGCGGCTTGCGTGACCGTGGGCTTGGTCAACTGCCCTGCGCGGACGACGTCGGCGGCACCGAACGCGCGCTTGACGGCGCTCAGCCGTGGTACGGAATGAGCAATGAGCTGTCCGGTGATACCGGAGCTATTGACCATCGTAGTTCCATTTTGATATTGCATTTGGCGTATCTCCAAGATGACCCGTTAATCGAGGCCGGCGTTGTGGCGCCGGTCTCGTTTTCGTTGCGGATGAGTCGGTGTGAATCCCGCAGCGACTTTCTCGAGCCTGGATGCTCGGGAAAATTCTCCTTATGCGGCGCGCTTCGTGCGTGACTTGCCGACCATCGTAACGGCGATGTCGTGCAGATTACGACCGCTAGCTCTAAGTTTGCGGTTGATACCGGCGAGCGCGTTTTCACGCTCGTTGGAATGAGTCGAGGATAAAGCGACCTTAAGCAGCCGGCTCAAACTCACGGCGAGCGGCGTGCTTGAATTCGCCGCCGTGGCTTGATGGCGCTCGAGGCGCTCAATAAGCAGGGCGCGCATGGCGGGAGGAATCAGGCCGAGCAGCTCCTCCACGCAGATTCGCGCGAATAGTGCCTTGCGATCCGCGGCATTGGCGCTCGCCCAGGCCATCAACAGATCGGGCTTTGGCGGTGCCTGCGTCTTCGGTTGCTTATTCAGGAGCGCGTTCAGAAGCGCCATGACGTGCCGGCGCTCCATATCGGGATTGACGGTTCCATCTTCGATTTTCGCCTGCAGGATCTCGTTCGGCAATTTGCACAGTTCATAGAGTGTTCGCCAGCACGGGGGCAAACGCGAACCATGGTTCGCGAGAATCGGATGCGCTGCGATGCGCATCAACATCTGGCGGGTTCGGATCCCGAACGGTAGCTTCATGGCGGCGAAAACGTCGCGCTGTAGCTGCTCACTCGCCTGGATGA